TCTGTGGAAAGGGGCCTCATCCTCCTTTCCCGTGATGTCGCAGACCACGAAAGGGGCCTCAGGGCCTGCCTTGGTGAGACAAAGCTTCACCAACATGAATGGGATGCTCTGACGTCCTGGGCCTTCAATGTAGGCGTAGGTGCGGCCTGTCGTTCCACTTTGGTGAAGAAAGCCAAAGAAGGCTCCTACGAAGACATGTGCGCTGAGCTTTTGAAGTGGGACAGGGCAGGCGGAAGGGTGCTGGCAGGCCTAACAAAGCGCCGCCAAGACGAATATAGACGCTGTAAGGGGGAGACATGAGCAAGTATGCGTATGCGGCCCTGGTGGCCCTTCTAGGCCTTCTGTTGGTGGCTTCCCATTGGAAGGTGTACCACCTCGGACGAACCCTCAAGCAGGCTGAATTTAATCAAGCTGTGGCGGCTGCTACAGAACGTGCCAGGGAGCGTGAGCAGGCCTTGGTGAAAGCAAAGAATGAAAGCGAGGTGCGCTATGCTCAACTCAAGAAACGCAATGAAACTGACGCTGTTGGTACTCGCTCTGCGCTTGACAGCTTGCGCCAAGAACTTGCCCTTAGTGGTGCAGCCCCCTCAGATGCCCCCACCAGCCCCGGAGCTTATGGAACCGGAGGACTTGAGCGAGAGCTACTCGGCCATTGTGCAGCGACTCTTGCGAGCTTGGCAGCAGAGGCTGACAGACTGGAGGCAAAGGTCATAGGTCTTCAAGGCTATGTCAAGAATGTTTGTATGTCTAAATAATAAATAGGGTAGTACCCATTAAAAGGCCCCATTTAAGGGGCCTTCTTTTTTACCAGAAGATTAATGAAATTCTGAAGAGGAGGAGGTGAATGTGTATGACACTTCCCTCTTCCATTTCACCCGTGGGCTCATCTGTTTCTTCGTCCATGTCCATCACATAGATGGTTTCTTGGGCAATTCCTAAGAGGAGGCCATTGTTGAGAGAAATATCAAATTTCACAGACACCTGCCACACACGCCAGCATTTGAGCGCCTTCGACATTATCTGTGTGCTCCCTGAAGGATTCCCAATCAATTGCGGTGGGCATCAGGCTCAGGAGGTACGTATATTCCCCTTCGGAAATTGTCTCATACGGAGCCTGCCGATAAGTACCTCCGTCATGAGGCAGGAACGACACACCCGTAATCTCATCAAAATATTGCCACACAAACGCACCCACTTCAGGCCATTCTTCCTCTTTGACGGAAATGGTGACAGAAGGCTTATGTTCACAATAATGGCGCTGATAGAGGAGCCACAAACGCAAGTGCTGGGTGGCTGTGAGGTTGTCACGCAACAAGGCACTGTCAGACACCTTCATAGGGAAGGAAAACACCGTGGTGCTTTCTGGTTTCATAACACAAGGCTCAGCAGGGAATCTTGCAGCCTTCAAGAATGCAGTGAGAGGGTCTTTATTATCGGAGCGAACACGACGAATAAAGTGGCGAGCATGCTGAGGATGTAAACCACTAGCAGTGCCAGTAAGCTGTGATACTGTGCCTTCAGGCTTAATGGCAGTGATGGCAACGCTAGGATTAATACCCAGCAAATTAGCATGAGCACAATTAGTGAGAACAGCATGTTGTTTCAACCTTTCAAGACGATCAGGAAGAGAAGCATCATCAGGATTATTTAGCAGAGGATTATCCAGAGGGCCTGTCATGGACACACCCAACAGACGCTCATCTTCAGTGTTTGTCTGCCAAATCTTCCGTAGATAGGGGAAGTGCGTCATGGTGGACTGCCATGTACCCAGGATGGTGGCTAGTTCAATTTTCTCCAGCAGCTTAGCTTCTGTGTCGTCGGGACGCACCACCACAGATGAAAGGTTACAAAATTGGTAAGGACGCAAAATGATTTCACTACAGGGATTCGTGCCCCACTCCTGTCCTTGTTTGCATTACCATCCCACCAATTACCTGCTTTGGCGTGGGCCATGCGATCATCAGTGAGGTCGGACAGGCTAATCATGGCGCTTCGTCGAACACCACCAACCACCACAACTTCCCCAACCTTACAAAGAATATCGTGGGCTTCAAGCGAGGTGAGTTTACGACCACACGCACCTTTGAATTTTGCACAAACGTATTTAAAAAGTTCAACCAAGGGCTCGGGGCCAGAAGCTCGGCCCCCAAAGGTCTTGAGGCGTGTGCCAGCAGGACGGACAGCCGACACATCCCACTTAGGAATCTCTCCTGCGTATAGGAGGGCAATAACCTGTCGCAGGGCCTTTGCCCAACCTTCTTTGGAGTCGCGCACCATAACCACAGTGTCAGACTCAAACAACTGAGTTGGAATCTCAGGAAGTCTATTGACATATTTTTGCTCCACACTAAAGCCCACACCAGTGCCACACAGTAGGATGTACATGGCCTCATCGAAGGCTTTCACATCGTCAATGGGCAGATAGGAGCAGTTGTAGCCTGCCACGTTCTGGCGCTCCAAAGCCTCACCAGAGGTCATAATGGAACGCATCGAAGGCACCACCTCCAAGTTGGTCACAGCCGTCTGCAGACGATCACGTAGATCTGCGGGCACATCCTTGCGTAACGGCTTTTTGCGATGTACGTTTGGTAGGGCGTCATGTTAGTCATTTATTTCCTTAGTTAGTTTTTCTTGTTTGTCTTCGATGATGTCGGAGAAGGCCTCCACAAGCATCTCACTGTTGATCTCTAGAAGCTCTAAAAGACTAATCTCATCAAGCTCCTTGAGAAGTTCTTTAAGTTCGTGAAAGGTGATATTTCGCATAGGCTTGCCATATCTTTGTAAACTCTACAGCTTTTAAGAAATCTTCCACTGTCTGTTTCCTAGTCCCTATGCCGAAATAGGAGCTAGGGATGTAGGGCGTGTAGTAGTTCATTTCTCTTGCTGTTCAATGATTTTGTCCAGATACCACCGAGCCTTTTTAAGGTCTTCTGTGCCCCCCTTGTCCATGAACCGCATCAGATATTGCATAAGCTGGACATAGTCAGCAACCACCATTCCCGGTGCTCCGTCAAGTTTATTCACAAGCTTTTCAATGACATGTCTCACCTCTATGCCTTGCTCCTCAAAGAGCATGTAATGCTTGGGCTTGTTTACGTTGTCATACTTGGGCGTAACCTTCTTGATTTCCTCTTCTACAAAGGCATCCTGAGACACCCACATATCAAAATTATGACAGGTTAAACAAGGCTGAAGACCGGCTGGGTGGACAGCATAAAAGCAAGTGCCACAATTGATGTTAGCTTTCGCCATATTTCCTCCTCAGGTAGTCTATGGACAAAAGCATTTCATCAAAGCCTCCGTCCTTCACATCATTTAAGACCACCAAACCCCTCCAATGGCTGTTTGAGAGGCTGTCCATGTACCCCTCATCGTGAAGGTAAAAGCTACCTGCAACAATGGCACAGATGGGTTTTCCGTCTGCTCGTTTGCCATAGGCTATTTGCTTTCCCTGTTGATGACCCGCGACACACGACATATGAAGCTTTGCAATGATAGTTGCAGCAGAAGAAGCAGGACGACCCATAGCGCCCACAGGCCAGTAATGGTTAAACCCCACGCCAGCAATAAATACTGGCTCAAGGAACCCATGCACTTCCCAATCTTTTGCATAACCCAGGTCATCGACAGAAATGAGTCCTTCTAAGGTGGGGTTGTTGTTCACGGCCCTGTTGATGCGGTTTTCGTGGTTGCCCAGCGTCAACACCATCCGAGGTTTATACACCTTGTCTTTGTTCTTCTTTTGTCTGCTCTGAAGTTCCCTTAAAGGAGCTAGGAGCATTTGCATAGCCTTCTTGGTGACATCTACGTCTTTCTTGTAGCGCAGCCCTTCAAAGGCTTTGCTTCCCTTGACATCGTGGGTGGAAAGGGAAGGCATATCTGCAAAGTCCCCGATGTTAATGACAACATCAGGGCGATAGTCACAGATGGCCTTCCCCGCCCATTCCAGATGTTCCAGAGGGACACCCTCACGCACTTGTGCGTCTGGAATGACTAAGATACGCATTAGTCGCTCAGGCCTGGGTTTGTTCCTTCATATTCGTTCCCAAAGAAGGAGCCGCTCCATTTATCTTCATTGAATCGTTGAGACTTGCTTTTAATTGCCACTTGGTCAGTGATGTCATAGCCGTATATTACGCCGATGAATTTAACCATTTTGTCCAAAGCCTCAGGCCATGTCAGGGGTTCCTCAAAGGTGAACTGATATTGGTTACCGTCTGAGTGCACATACGACAGGGTGATGGTTGCTTCTTGTGCTTCAAAATCATCGTTCATCGCCTTCTCCTTGAATGGTTCCGTTGGCCTTGCGGCTGGTGAGTTTGTCCAAATTCTTCTGAGCAATGTCCACCAGGGACATGTTGTAGTCGGCTGCGATGGCTGCCAGCATCCACATAATGTCACCAAGCTCTTTCTGAACATTCTCAGAGTATTGCTCCTTCATGCCATCACGAATGCTTTTGGCGACAAGGCTGTGAAGCTCCCCCACCTCAGCGGACAGGTTGAGCAGGGCGTACATGGTGTCTGCCGATGCTAGTCGGAACCCCATAGCCTGCTGTTGATAGTCGTTCAAATTCATTTCTTTTTCCTTTGTGCTTTCTCTGCTTTAGTCTTCTCTGCGTGACAAGGCTTGCAGAGCACTTGGTAATTATCTTCCTCACAGAAGAGGCGGTCAACAAAAACATCCCAAGAAACAAAACCTTTTTCAGGGTCTACCACCGGCTTGATGTGATCCACCTGAATGTCTGTGCTTGTGAAAAGCTGACGACAGGCGGCACATTTGTAGTGGTTAGCTAGTTTGTTTGTTTTCTTGTTGACTTTCTTTCCTACAAGGGCTTTCTTTAGGGCTTCAAACTTAGGAGGCCAGCGCCTAGAAGCAGTTCTCAGGGCAGATGTGACAAACCCTTTAAACCTTGCTGGTGTCCACTCTCCTGCGTTATATTGCCTTAGCTTGGGGGTTGCCATAGCTGCCCCTCATAGCGAGACAACCACAGAAGCTGCCCATTCTCCACTAAATGCTCATGCGTTTCCCCAGCTTTGTCATATGCCTCACACACCACCTTGTACATGGCTTCTTCTGTG